TCAAAGCTGTACAACAACGCAAGTTAGATCTTGAAAAAGAAGCTAAATCCAAGGGTGTAAAATAATGGTAAAATTAGTCGAAATGTTCAGCGCAATAGGTGCTCCTAAAGCAGACAATCAAGATATCGATTGGCTCGACGATTTAAAATTCTTTATTGATCATAATCACGAGTTGCAAGTTAATAAAATTATTCCCGCCGTTCATAAACACAAAGAACACGCTGAGAACCCAAACGCTTATAAATTATATATGAAACCGTTAATGGACTGTGTTAACGAATATTGTGAAACATTTGATGTAGAAGATAAAGAAGAATGTTTTCCTGTAGGAAAAATTGAAGAGCTTGCTAGAAATATAGCATCTGTTCAAGAAAACTACATTAAAAATGAGCACTATAAGTAATATGAGATTATTAGAACTGTTTGAACAATCAGGAAAAACGGTAGCCGTTGCATTCGGTAGAATGAACCCGCCTACGATTGGTCATCAGAAAGTAGTTGAAGCTATATTAAAACAAAAAGCCGATGCTCATTTCTTATTCGTATCGAAAACTCATAAATCAACAGGTAAGAACCAGACAAGGTATGAAAACCCGTTACCATTTGATATTAAGCTAGGGTTTATTCAGCAGGCATTCCCTAATATAGATATTGGGGATACATCAGTAGGTACTGCAATTGGGATCCTTCAGAGTTTAGAAAAACAAGGGTTTGAGAACGTTATTTTTGTATGTGGCTCAGATCGTGTTCCTTCATTTACTGAATTGTTTAATAAACAAAACGGTGTTGATTATAATCTTAAATCAATTAAGATTGCATCTAGTGGTGCTAGAGATCCTGATGCAGAAGGCGCAGAAGGCATGAGTGCTAGTAAGATGCGAGCCGCAGCAATTGCAAATGATATTAAATTATTTAAGACGGGATTGCCAGCAGGGCTACAAGGCGATGCTGAACAAGTATTTTCAGCTGTTCGCCAAGGTCTCGAGCCTTGGATTGAAGAAAAAATTGCAGACGAAGGTTTCATGACTTTTTTAAAGGGCGAACCTCCTAAAAAGAAATGGGATGCTGCTAAAGACTCTAGAGTTGTTAGCAATAAGAAAGATAATGATGCATGGGTTAAACTTCTTCTAGATAAACATCGAAGAGGCATCGAAATAACTGATCGCGAATGGGATGCCTTAAAACAATGGAAATTAAAAAAATCTATGGAGAAAGAAGACATAGATGAACACATTGTCAAAGTGAAGGGCGGGTACGAATTAAAGAGCAAGCACGGCGATAAAAACTTAGGAAAATATCCTACTAAAGCTGGCGCAGAAAAACGTGAACGACAAGTTCAATACTTTAAACACGCAGGAAAATAAAAATGAAAGCAGAAGAATTTATTATAGAACATAAAAAAGGTCGCAGAGCTGTTAAGCATAATCCTAAACCTCGCAATCCAGTAGCTCATGCTTCACAAAGTGTTATCGGGGGATCTGCAAGCGGTGCCCATAAAGATAAAACAAAAGAAATTCCACGTCATGAAAAACATAAAACTGTAGCTGTTGTCGGTGAGGCTGGAGGATATCAACATGGATTTGCTGATCCTAAAGCACCGTCGCTTGGCTCACAAGATAGGCGAGAGTTTAAACGTGCTGAGCTACAACACGAATTAGGCCACGAAAGAAACAATATTGCTGTTTCAATCAACGGTAAACTATGGAAAGTGTTTGCAGGTAAAGGTGCTGCTGACAGTTTTGAAGAACGTCAATACCTAAATCATATGCGTGGATGGGCGGAAAAGAAATCCTCTGCCACAGGCAAAAAATGGTCTGTTAGTTTAACTGGTGCAGAACCTACAACCTAACATGGACGAAATTAAAACACTACAACGTCTTGCTGGAATCAATGAATTCAAAGGCTACCAACCATTTGGTGGTAGCAACATAAGTATTACTGGTATGGAGAAGCAGCGTTTAGAAAAAGAACATAATATTAAACCTGGAACACCCGAGTGGTTTAAGCTGTGGTTTTCAAAGCCTTATCTAACAGGAGAAAAACCAATATGATAGCAGTTAGCCCTTCAGCAAAAATAAAAATACAAGATTTGTTGTCAGAAGAAAACAATCCCAAATTATCATTACGTACATTTGTACAAGGTGGTGGGTGTTCAGGATTCAGTTATGGTTTTACATTTGATGATGTAAAAAACGAAGACGATTTTGAAATTCCTTGCGGTGCATGGAACATACTAGTAGACAGTATGAGTATGCAATATCTACAAGGTGCAGAAATAGATTATAAAGAAGAGTTATCGGGATCACAATTTACTATCAAAAATCCCAATGCTCAATCAACATGCGGATGTGGGAGTTCATTCTCAGTATGAACCCGGATCAATATCCAGTATATCCAGAGGATGATGGCACCGATGCTAAAAGAAACCCTTATAGTCCTGTATAATGATATACTAGAAGGTCTTGCTCGCTTTGGTTGTGGGCTAGTTGGAATCCCTTATGAAAGCGAGTGAATTAAAACTTCCCGAAGGAACAAAAGTCTATGTTGATATGGATGGCGTTCTAGCGGATTTATTTAATCACGCAGGATCTGTAAACGATGTAGAGCATTACAATCAAATGACTCAGGCACAATGGGAAGAGTTTTTTAAAAATTCTAATGCTTACGAGTTGTTTAAAAATTTACCGGTATTTCCTACAGCAAATAAACTGCTACAAATGGTTGTTAATTATGCAGGCGGGTATAATATTTTAAGCAGTCCGTTAAATTTTGATAGAGCTGGCAGTATCAAAGGCAAACGTGAGTGGCTGTCAAAGCATATTAATGTTCCTGCAGATCAGATTATCTTTGAACATGAAAAATACAAATATGCTGTAAGTGCAGACGGTACTCCAAATGTATTAATCGACGACTACGGTGTAAACATTCGTAAATGGGCAGATGCTGGCGGCATTGCTATCAAATATCAAGCAGACGAAGACAGTCTACAAAAAGTATTCAAAGCCCTACAAGCGGCCAGCAAAGGCGAAGTAGACGAAGGCTGGAAGGACATTGCTGCCGCTGGTGCGCTGGCTACAGGCCTAGCATTTGGTGGAGCTGGAAATGCCGACGCCAAGTCTCAGCCAACAACGCAAAAACCCAGCGTTATACAACAAGTTAGCAAACAAGACATTGCAAAAAGTGTTACGAAAAATCCGCACGAAGTGTACTTGAGAAAGGCTGCAGAAAAAGCAGGTATCTCGGGTAATGAGCTTACCGCATTTTTATCACAATGTGCTCACGAAACTCTTGACTTTAAACACATGAAAGAGATAGGTGGTAGCTTAGATTTCCGCAAGTATGACCCCAAGTATGCTCCCAAGAAAGCAAAACAGTTAGGAAATAAACAAGTAGGTGATGGCGCAAAATACAAAGGTCGCGGATATATTCAGTTAACTGGCCGCGATAACTATAAAAAAGCAGGTGCTGCATTAGGCCTGCCCTTAGAAGCTAAACCAGAACTTGTTGAAAAACCAGAAGTTGCTGCCGAGGTAGCAGTATGGTATTGGCAGAATCGAGTAGCTCCTAAAGTTGATAGTTTTAAAGATAACAAAGCCGTAACTAAAACAATTAACCCCGGCATGAAGCATCTCGATCAACGAGCAGATAAGCTCAAATCATTCCAGGTAGCGATGAGATGAAATTCAGCGATATCACCAAGCAGTACAAGTTATTTGGTGCTAGAGTCAAGGTAAAAAACCCTGGTTACAGTCTACTGATCGATACTACAGTTACAGCTAAAAGTAAAGAAATGGCTAGAAGATTGCTAAAAGCACAATATGGCAAAGATTCTCTAATTAACAGCATTAAAGAAATCGAATAAATACATCATGAGAATAAATGAACTTTTTGAAGATGCAACAGCAGGGGCTACAAGCTCGGGTAATATCGGGACAGTAGTAAGTCCGCAGTTAGCCATTGGCAAAAAGAACATTGGTAAGAAAAGCTATACAGGATCTCCAGGAAAAAGCGGTACAAAAGCGCCAGCTGTTCCTAAAGCTACTCAGGCTAAAAATGCAGACGGAACTGCTAAAAACGCTTTAGATATGAAGAGCACCAACATATTTGGTGGCGGCTCTGCGATCAAAAGATAAATACAATATGCACCTAAAAACGCAAGGAAAATAAAATGGATTTCAAATCACTAGTTAGCAAAATTAACCAATTAAACGATCCTGTAGAACACGTACAGGCTCCAACATTGCCGCAAAGCATTCAACTTGACGAGAGAGCACAGATGCGTGTGTTAGCTGGTCAAACAACTATTCTTGCAGAAGCTAAGAAAAAAGCTGAAAAAGAAGAGAAAGAAGTTAAAGAAGAAATGAAAGTTGGCGATAAGAAAAACATCGCAACTGGCACAGTTGAAAAAACTAAAACAGGTATTGTTCATAAGAGCAACAAGGCCTACGGTGGCAGCGAAGAAAAAGCTGACGACGGCGATGACGAACCAAAAGCTAAGAAAGCTAAAAAAGCTAAAACAGAATCCATTGACGAAGCTAGCGATAAAAAGAAAGCTGCTCAGGACAAATTCAAAGCAATGATCGCTAAAAAGAAAGGCGAAAAGAAAGAAGAAGTTAAAGAAGGTTCCAAGCCAGATTTCTTAGACATGGATAAAGACGGTGACAAGAAAGAGCCAATGAAGAAGGCTGTTGCTGATAAGAAGAAAGGATCTGCTCCTAAGAAAGGTGTAAATCCGTTTGCCAAGAAAACTGAAAGTGCAATGATGCCAAAAGGTAAGAAGCGTCCAGTTAAAGAATCAGTTGAAGGTAAATTAACTTTCAAAGAAATGATCAAGTTGGTTCAGGAAAGTGGTGGACAGCAACAAATCGATCCAATTGATGCAGAATTATTTGCATGGGCTCAGCGTGTTGCTGCTGCTAAGTTCAACGAAGGTACTAAAGCTGAAGTATATGCTGGTCTAGTTTATGAAAGAATGGGTGGCGTATTTGAAATGTACGACGTTCTAGCAGAAACAAAATAATTTAACCAAATTAACTCAAAAGCCAGCAATTTAGGTTGACTGGCTTTTTTGTTGGCTATATAATAGTCATATAAGGAGATTTATCATATGGCTAAAATGTACGGTCCGGAAGAAAAAGCAAAACTAGAAAGACTAATCAACGAAGGTGGTAATGTACTTCGTGAAATCGAAGACCTCAATGAAGGCCTTAAAGAAACCGTTAAAGCAGTAGCAGAAGAACTCCAAATTAAACCAAGTTGGATTAATAAAGCAATTAAGATTGCACACAAAGACAACTGGAAAGACCATGAAGCCGAATGGGAAGAAATTGAAGGCATCTTGGGCGTTACCAAGCATCTACCTGAATGAATGAGATATTAAGTGGAACATTTAACTGGATCAGAGAAGATTACAAAAGCAATAAATTTCGTTTTTGTCTTGAGGTCCTTGCTTGGGCTATATCTGTTGGCTGTTCTGTCACTATGGCCATCACCGTGCCTTCTCCTCCCCTTCTTGCCTTGTACCCAGTTTGGATTACAGGTTGTGCTATATACGCTTGGTGTGCTTATAGTCGTCGTTCCTTTGGTATGTTGGCTAATTACATCTTGCTTACCACAATCGACGCATTCGGGCTTGTCCGAATGATAATTAATTAAATAAAGTATGAAGGTAGGCGAGGCCACAATCCGCAAGTTTGGTATTTGCAAGCCGTAAATTGCATAGGAGAAAAATTTGAGTTACGTAGACGCTTTCTATGATAGAGAGCAGGATATAATCAATGTTGTTGAGCGTGATAGTAACGGCAACCGAACATATAAAGAATATCCAGCTCGTCATATCTTTTATTACCATGACCCTAAAGGTAAATTCCTTTCAATCAAGGGCGATCCCCTTAGTCGTGTCACAAGCAAGAATGTTAAAGAACATCGCAAAGAACTTGCTATCCATTCCAATCGTAAATTATTCGAAAGCGATATTAATCCCAATTATCGTTGTTTAGAAGATAACTATCTAAATGTCGATGCTCCCAAACTAAATGTAGCATTTTTTGACATTGAGGTAGACTTCGATCCAGAGCGTGGCTATGCAAGTCCTGATGATGCATTTATGCCAATTACTGCTATCGCTGTTTACCTCCAATGGATGGAAACTATGGTATGCTTGGCTATTCCGCCCAAGACATTGTCTATGGCTGAAGCAGAAAAACAAGTTGAAGAATTTCCTAATACTATGCTGTTCGATAACGAAGCAGATATGTTAGATACATTCTTAGATTTAATTCAAGATGCAGATGTATTAAGTGGTTGGAACAGTGAAGGGTTCGATATCCCGTATACCGTTAATCGTGTTACTAAGGCACTAAGCAAAGAAGATACTAGACGTTTTTGTTTATGGAATCAATTTCCTAAAAAGCGTGAATATGAAAAATACGGAAAGGCCGCTGTAACTTATGATCTTATCGGTCGAGTGCATATTGACTCATTAGAATTATATCGCAAATATACCTATGAAGAACGACACACGTATCGACTTGATGCCATTGGTGAAATGGAGATCGGTGAAAACAAAACTGTGTATGAAGGTACACTGGATCAACTTTATAACAATGACTTCCGTAAGTTCATTGAATATAATAGACAGGACTGTGCGCTTCTTGATAAACTAGATAAAAAATTAAAATTTATTGATCTAGCAAATACTATCGCTCATGAAAATACAGTTCTAATACAAACTACCATGGGGGCTGTCGCTGTAACTGAGCAAGCTATCATTAATGAATCACATCGCCGAGGAATGATTGTTCCTAATCGAGTACAACGTGATTCCAACGAAAACACAGCGGCAGCAGGTGCGTATGTTGCATATCCAAAGAAAGGTATACATGAGTGGATTGGCTCTCTTGACATTAATAGTCTCTATCCTAGTGCTATTCGGGCTTTAAATATGGGTCCAGAGACTATCGTCGGTCAGTTACGACAAGATGGTACTAAGGCATTCATTGAAGAAAAAATAGCAAAAGGCAGTAGCTTTGCCAATGCTTGGGAAAATATGTTTGGTAGTGTAGAATATACGGCTGTTATGAATCGTGAAGTCAGCAGAGAAATTACTATCGACTGGGAAGATGGCGGTCATGATACATTGTCAGCTGCACAGGCATACGATTTAATATTTGAAAGCAATCAACCGTGGATGGTTAGTGCTAACGGCACTATCTTTACTTACGAAAAGGAAGGTATCATCCCTGGCCTACTAAAACGTTGGTATGCTGAGCGTAAAGAAATGCAGGCCAAACTGCGAGAATGTATCAAGGCAGGAAATAAAATTGAAGAAGAATATTGGGATAAACGTCAGCTCGTTAAAAAGATTTTGCTTAATAGTTTGTATGGTGCTATTCTTAATCCTGGCTGTCGTTTCTTTGATAACAGGATTGGCCAATCAACCACACTTACTGGACGAGCCATTGCTCGTCATATGGCAGGTAAAGTAAACGAAATTATTACTGGAGAAAACGATCACGTAGGTAAAGCAATTATCTATGGTGACACTGATTCATGTTATTTTTCAGCATATAATACTCTTAAGAAAGAAATTGACAAAGGCACATTGCCGTGGTCAAAAGAATCTGTTGTTGAACTTTATGATACCATAGGAGAAGAAGTAAATGGAACATTCCCGAAATTCATGCAAGACGCATTCCACTGTCCAAAAACTCGAGGAGAAGTCATCAAAGCAGGTCGCGAGATTGTTGCTTCCAAAGGACTATTCATTACTAAAAAGCGATACGCAGTCCTCTACTATGACAAAGAAGGAAAACGTTCCGATGTTGATGGTAAGCCAGGCAAAATCAAAGCCATGGGTCTTGACCTAAAGAGATCCGATACCCCTGTGGTAATTCAAGACTTCTTAAGTGAAGTGTTAACGCAAGTGCTGAATGGTGCTGATAAAGAAAATGTACTAGAGTATATTACCAATTTCCGAACTGAATTTAAAACACGTCCTGGTTGGGAGAAAGGTAGTCCAAAACGTGCAAACAACATTACAGAATATGCCGGCAAAGAGAAGAAAGCTGGCAAGACTAATATGCCTGGTCATGTTAGAGCAAGCCTTAATTGGAATACGCTCAAAAGAATGATGGATGACAAATACTCTGTACAGATTGTAGATGGTGCTAAAGTCATTGTGTGCAAGTTAAAAGATAATCCAATGGGGTACACCAGCGTTGCATATCCTGTCGATGAGCTTCGATTACCGCAATGGTTCAAAGATTTACCGTTCGATGATGCTACTATGGAAACTACTGTCATTGATGAAAAATTAGAAAACTTAATTGGTGTTCTAGAATGGGACATCAGTTCAACTCGAAGTGATAACAACTTCAACAAATTATTTGATTTTGAATAAAATATATTTGACTTTTATGCACGATCTAAATATAATCTTAATATAACCGGAGAAACTTAAATGAAAGACATTTTACAAGACATCGTAAGCCATACACAGAATCTAGGCTTTTTAACAACTGTTAAAGTCACTGGATCTGATAAAGGCACAACAATTAACTCAATGGCTGATGACCGTTCAGTTATTATGGAAGCAGAAACTAGTGCTCCGTATGCAGACATGCTCGGCACATTTGGTATGCCACAACTTAACAAGTTAAAATACTTGTTAGATGGCGCTGAATATAAAGATAATGCTAAAATTAGTATTACTACAGCAGAACGTAATGGTGAAACTATTCCGGTTGGCATTCACTTTGAAAACAAAGACGGTGACTTTAAAAATGACTATCGTTTTATGAATTCAGAAATCATCAACGA